TCAACAAAAAAAAAAAACAACACAAAAAAGGAGTGATTAAATGTTTAGGTGTAGTTTTATGAATTATTATTGTGTTCGTAGTTTACTTGAGATGGGTTATAGTTATTATGATTTTGTGGAGTGTTATGTTGATTTTGATGAAATAGTGCATATGTTTCCAATTGGTTATACGTGGGATAATATGGTGTCTTTTGGTGATAATGTAAGTATGGTGTTTCTCGGTTATAGTAGGAGGCATGCGTGTGATGGATTATCATTGTTGTAATGGTTGTAAGCGTTTTTATATAGGTGGTAGCATGGTTAAGGGTGTACGTCGTATACGTCGTATGCGTGTGGGGCATTATGAGACTGGGCGTGATTCTGATTGTGTTGGTTTGTTTGATTTTGTGATGGCGCATTATGCTGATGATATTGCTTTAATGCGGTTGAATTTGTGTAAGGATACGGGGGTGTAGTATGGTGTTGTTTGGCCTATTAGCTCATTGGTTAGAGCGGCATTCTTATAAAATGTGCGGGCCGGGTTCAATTCCCGGATAGGCCACGGTTATTGAGAATCGTTATCGTTATTGTTATTGTGATATATTAGGTCATGACATGCCGTTTGGCGTGTTGTGGCCTTTTTTGTATGAGGTGTATGCATATGGATATGAGTTCTATCGCTACCCTTGTGGGTAGTGTGGGTTTCCCGATTGTCGCGTGTTGTGGGATGGCGTGGTTTATTGCCACGACGTTTCGCGATTTTAATAATTTGATGGCGAAGAACAATGTTTTGACTGAAGAGCTTATAGCCTTGCTTAATAATGATAAGGGGTATGATAATGTTGATGCAGCGAATATTGCGTAGCGTATTGGCGTGCGTATGCGTGTTGTCGTTGGTTTTTGTGCCGTCTGCATACGCGGATATGCGTGGTTTTGACGTGAGCAATTGGCAGTGTGATATCGATACATATGCGCTCGACGCTGATTTTGTCGTGGCCGGTGCGACTTGGGGTGTTGGCGGTTTTAATAATGTCTGTTTGGTTAATGGCATCAATCAGGCCGCAAATTATCAGCTTGGTCGTGCAGTGGATAGCGGTAAAAGTATCGGCGTGTATCATTATGCTATGGGCAATGATGCTGTTGCCGAAGCTGATTTTTTTGTGGATAACGTTGCCGGATATGTCGGGCGTGCTGTGCTTGCGTTGGATTGGGAGGCTGATGATAACCCGCAGTTTGGTAATGGGGCGTGGGTTGAGTCTTGGGTGCGGCGCGTGTATGACCGCACGCGAGTGTGGCCTGTTGTTTATACGGGGGCGTATTCGTTGGGTCAGCTCACGCCGTATGTGCGTGAGCATTGTGGTGTTTGGGTTGCGCAATATGCGTCGAACGTGCCGACTGGTTATCAGGCGGTGCCGTGGCTTTATGGCGCGTATGGTGAGGCCATGAGACAGTACACGGCTAATGGTTATGTTTCGGGTTATGGACCGTTGGATTTAGACTATTTCCGTGGTGAGCGGTGGCAGTGGGACGCGTATGCGCTTGGTGAGCGCGATAACGGTGTTTCGGCTCCGGCTCCGGCTCCGGTTCCGGTGCCGGATACGGGTTGTGCGTCTACGTGTGTGACGGTCGGGCCGGGTGACACGTTGTCTGGTATTGCCGCGCGTACTGGTTTGTTGCCGTGGCAGTCGTGGCATGGGTATGAGTCTGGTAATCCCAATGTGATATACCCGGGCGAAACCGTTTGTTATGGCGGTGGTACTGTTGCGCAGTCTAATGCGAGTGCGGTGCGTACGTATATGGTGCAACCGGGTGATAGTTTGTGGTCTGTTTTCGGTGCCGATTGGTCACGTGTCGCGTCGGTTAACGGTCTGGCTAACCCGAATTTGATTTATCCGGGTCAGATTTTGCGTTACTGATAATCATTGTCAATACTCGGCGTGTCGCTTTTTGCACACGCCGATTTTTATGCTATAAATATATGTGTTAGCAAAAATGTTAACAGAAAAACAGATGAAAAGGATGATAATATGCGCAAGATTCGTAAAGTAATCGCTGATAGCGATATCAGCTACTATGACCGAAACGGCGAGTTGCAAACGTTCCACACCACCGGAAACATTCGCACCGTTGAAAAAGCAGTTAAAGCGCTTATGGACGCGGATATCGTTAACGTCCTGATTGATGATATCACCGTGCACAAGACAACGTATGCTATGGACGTTGACACGTTCATCACGAATGCCGAACGCATCGTAACCGATACCGATACCGATACCGATACCGATACCGATACCGATAACGACAACGATAACGAACCTGAATTCTGATTTGGAAGGAAACATCATGACCAAGGATAATGAACAGATGAATGAAACCGCTCAGACCAATGTTGGCAATTATCGGCACATTTGTACGATAGACAACAGCACTTTTGAGGGCAAACGTGCCATCGTCAACGCGCGTAACAGTGCGTTGTCGCTGAACGGTATCGGTGATACGCCGATAACGGTCATTGGCGCGTACACCGCGTCGGGCGTGCGTTCTCAGAATGGGCAGAAATGCGTAAACGTCTATCTTTTTGCAAAGGACGGCAAAACGTACTTCAGTCAGTCGCAGGGCATTTATCGTAGCGTGTTGGATATTTATGACATGTTCCCTGATTTTAACGCGCCGGACGGTATTCTTGTGGCAGTGAAAGAGACTCCGCTTGGTGGTGGCAAGTCTACTAAATCGCTTGAAATCAAGTAGTTTGAAATGAGAAAAAAGCGCCATAAAATAATATGGCGCTTTTTTTATGAGGTGGTGAAATCATGTCTAGAGCGCGGACACAGGCAGACGTTTTAGCCGCGAAGCGTAAGCGCGTGGGACGCGCGATAAACAGTCTGAAAAAAAGTATCACGGACGCCATGCCCGAGAGCGAGGCAAACGCGCGACGGGATTATATTCAGCGGCTTGAATCGCAGTTGAAAAAAACATATGTCGGGCGCGTGAGCAATCGCGCCGTACGTGATGAATTATATCAGCGCGTTAATGAAATCGCTGATACGCTTGTGCGACAGGTAGGCGAGGTACGCGGCGGCAAAGGCCGCGCAATGGAACGCAGACGGTCGTTTAACATTTTTCGTGCAGAGATGAGGTTGGCGTCCAAGGGACAATCGAGCGTTTTGGGTGAGCTCGGTCGGGAAAAAGTCAAGATTTTTTGGCGATACACACAAAACATATGGCAGAAACCTAATATACCGCCTGATAAACGTTTGGAGGCCGTGATGAAGGCATATGACGCGGACTCGCTGAGTGGGCTTTTTGATACCATTATGGCGCGAAACGAAAAAGTGTTGCAATACGCCAAAATCATGAAAGCGCACACGGGCGAGTTGGAAGATTATACGGATACCGACGGCGGTAGTCCGATATGGCTCGTAGCGGTTTCCCCTGACGTGGTACGATGAAAACACGCAAAGAATACAGGGTAGCGGCGATATTCGACACCGAAACCACGAATATCGGTGAGGGTGCCGAAACGCGCGCATATCCGATATTATATATTTTCAACGATATGCGGGCGACCCCGTTGGAATCGTATACGCCCGATACGGACGATGTACGTTTTTACCGGCGCACGTCCGAAGCGTTGACGTACATTGATGAATTGATTAGGTATGGGCGTGCTCATGGTTTTGTGCCGATAATCGCAGCATATAATCTCATGTTTGATATGCAAACGCTTATGCTGGAATTGGCGCAATCGTATACGATTGAGGTCAATGCGCAGACGGCCACAAGCGTGTACACGCTCGACTTGTGCATTGATGGTAATGTGGTGTGCCGTTTTTGGGATACGTTTTACCTTGAAATGGGCGGCCTACGCGCTATGGGTGAGACGTGCGGTCTACCTAAGGCGGTGGGCGATTGGGATTACTCGCTGACGCGTACGTCTGAAACGCCGTTGACTGAAGAGGAGTTGTTTTACGCGCGGCGTGATGTACAGGTGATACCGCAGTATCTGCAATGGCTATTGCGCGCAAACCATTGGCTTACGCCTGACATGTTGGGGTGCCGCGTGCTGACAAAAACGTCATTGGTTCGGCAGATGGCGCGCCGTGAGATTGGCGGGCGGCGCGTCACGTTGCAGGGCGGAAAGAAAATCACGCTGCAACGCGCGTTTGAAACGACGTGCAATCAAGAGTTTCCGAAAAACTATGAGTCCTATGCGTTGCGTAAAGCATGTTTTCGTGGCGGTTTGACTTTTACGAGCGCTAAACCCGCTCGCGTTGTCGTTGATAACGTGGCGTCTCTTGACGTTACGTCAATGCATCACGCGTTTATCAACGGGCGGCGTTTGCCGGTTAAATTCGCGGTTGCCCCGCCGGAAATTTTGCAAATCGCGTGCAAGCGTGTCGTTAACACGCCGCTTGAAGATGTATTACGTAATTATAGTGACCCGTTTCGTACGGGGTTACATGTTGCGATAGGTTTTACAAACCTTAGATTACGAGAAAACACATGTTTTGCCGATTGGGGTATTGCAATATGCCCACGTTCCAAGTTCGTGAAAACGTTGCAAGCGGACACCGATTACAGCAACAACGAACGCGCGAAAACACAGGAAAACAGTATCAGGGCGCACGGCTACGTTGATAGTGCCGTTAATCCGACGTTTGCTTTTGGAAAGTTGTATCGGGCGGACGAATGCATCTTACACGTTAATGAGATTGAGTTGTGGAACGTGGCGCAGGTGTACGAGTTTGACGAAATGCATGTGTTGTACGGTGAAGCCACCACTAAAACGATTGTACCGCCCGATTACGTGACCCTACAATCTAACACGTTGTTCGCGCGTAAAACCGACGTTAAAAACCTGATTAAACACTACACCGAGGGTGTGCCGTATGCGGGTGATATACCCGAGTCGATACCCGAGGGAATCGCACGTGACGCTAGGGCGGGTGCGTTGAGCATGAAATTTCTGCAATCCTATTACGGTAGCACCGTTAAGGGACAATTCAACGGAATCTATGGCACTCAGGCGCAAGACGTCATGAAAGCAGATTACCGCGTGACGGAAACCGGTGAACTGGAGGTAGATAAGGCCACGGTCTGTACGCCCGAGAATTTTGCGAAAAAGCGTCCGAAGACACCGCGCGTGCTGTACACGTATGGTATGAGAGTTGTAGCCGGTTCGCGTATGCATCTGGTAATAGCCATGATGCTGATACATCGGCGTTTCGGAAATCGCGTCACCGTCACGGGCGGCGATACCGACAGTCTTAAAATCAGTTGCGCCGATGACGTGACCGATACGGAACTGTTGGACGCGCTCGAACCATTGCACACAGCGATAGAAAACGCAATCAATCTTACTATGAGACGTGTCCGAAACACCGCGCCCGACATGGCGTCAACGCTTGACCATATCGGCAAGTTTGAGGTTGAGGATTGTGGCGGCACCACTCGTTACGCCGAGCACGTGGAACTATGGAACAAGGCGCGTGTCAGTCTGGATATGTCCGGACGTGTGCATGTCACTTGCGCGGGCTTGCCACGGCCAGACGGCGTGTACACCATTGAAGACTGTATCGAGGATATTATGCGTATGGGTCACGGTTTCGCGGAAACGATACGGTTGGCACTGGGTTATGACGTGTTGGTTGATTATGAGATTTGCCATACGTTGCAACGCAAACGTCCGCATGTGTGGGATAGGTACGTCGGCGCCGTCACCGATTATCGGGGTGCGACATGCCGTGTTGATGCACCCGAGGCGATAGCGCTCTACCCGTCCGGCAGATGGCTGGGCGAATCGGATAAACAGGCCAACGGGGAGAATCTTGCATACATGCGGGATGTATATAATAGGGATGTTGAGACATTGCCGCGCGAACTTGTTGTACGGGACGGCAGACCTATGATTGTGAGTATTGATGGCGAAATATTATTATGACCGGCTTAAGACGTTGATATTGCCGCGTAACGCAGATGTTAATATGATTATCGGCGCGCGTGGTTTAGGCAAAACATACGGTGTACGACAATACATGATAGAGGATTATTTGAAAAACGGCTATTGTTTTGTGGAAGTGACACGTTTTCGTGAGGAAAACAACGATGTCGCGGCGAACTATTTTAGTCGTATCGTACAAGATAATATTTTCCCTGATTATGATTTTCGGACTACCAATAAAATAGCGGAAATTCGCAAAAAGAAAACCGGTAAAAAAGAAAACCAGTGGAAAACACTCGGGTATTTTATACCTTTGTCGTTACAACAGCAGAAGAAAAAAAGCACTTATGTTAATGTGCGAAACATTTGCATGGATGAAATTATCATAGATAACGATGACAGATATCACACGTATCTGAAAAACGAATTTGAACAATTGGCGAAACTTGTGGACACCGTCACACGAGAACGCGCCGATGATACGGGATTACGCAAACCGAGATTATTTCTGCTCGGCAACGCTTGCGACGCTTTCAATCCTTACTTTCGGCATTATGACGTACCGTTGGAACCTGAACACGGTCTACAATGGCTAGGCGGTAAAACATGCCTCTTCGACTATGTGCGAGACGATGAATACGCCGAACAAAAAACAAGGAACACAGTAGCGGGGCGTATGCTGAAAAACAACGATGACGTCACTTCTAAAAACAAATTCGCGCGGCATAATACTGATTTTATCGAAAAACCACACGGACATGCAAAACTTACGTATGTTTTTCGATGGTTGCAAAACGAATATGGCGTGTATGTTGATTTGCGTTGCGGCTATGTTTTCGTGTCCTCAAAATATGATAGCGGCGCGCATGTACCGTATTTTGCAATCACCCGGGCGGACAACAAACTTAACTATCTTACCGCGACCATGGCTAAAGATTTGATACGGAATCTTACATCATATTATGCGCTGGGGTATCTGCGCTATGATACGGTGGAAACGCAACACGCCGTAAGTGAAATGTTAAGGAATTTTGGTGTAAAATAACATACGGCATATAAAGAGATACCGCAGTGAGACCGCTAAAACATTGTCATTGACTTCCACGGTTGACTCCGCCAATGATATGGCCGTAAGGGATAAGCGCGCCGGTTGTTGCTGTGAGTCATGTCGCAAGTATGCTATTCTTAAGTCGTATCGGCCCGTATTACGCCGATACGACTTTTTTCATATATGAAAGGAAAAAACAAATGGATGACGAAACCACCGAGGAGAGGGATACCGCCGAACGTGATGACCTCACCTCCGACGAAGAGCACCGTGAAGGCGAGTTCGATGTTTTGCGCGACATGCTGTCACGGTTGCTTGATAAGGTTGACGCAATGAATGAACGAATCGACGATATTTACGACAATTTCACCGATTCTGTGGCGCAGATGGTCGAAAACGGTGCGACCGTCAAGGAAACCGACGATGACGCGGCTGAAGCAATCGTACAGGCGGCGGCTGAAGACTTGGAAAACCTCGATTACACGCTGTAACGGATAGGAGTAAAATATTATGGCTGTAGATAACGCGACGATTTTGGATAAAGTCCGTACCAAGGGCACCGACGATTATCACCAACGCATACCGAGCGCGACGCAAACCGGCGTGGCGAACACCATGCGTTATCTGTTCGACCCCATGAACCGTCAATATTTGAATGATTGTGTTTGGAACATGGTGAACCGTATCGGACTCACCGTGATGGCCCAGAACGCGCCGTTTGAGAACCCGCTGGCGATTTTCAAAAAAGAAAACCTCTACTGGGGTTCGACCGTGCAGGAAACCGCCGTAAAATGGATTAAGGCGCACGGGTACAAGGATGACGCCGAAGAGCTTCTGAAGATGCACCGCCCCGAGGCCGCCGTGTGGTTCTACGAGAATAACCGTCGTGACCAGTATCCCATCTCATGGACTGAAGATGAGTTGCGACAGGCGTTCGTTGATGATTTCGGGCTGAACCGTTTCATTGCGCAGATTATGGAGACCCCGCGTAATTGCGATAATTACGATGAAATGAACATCATGCTTGCGCTGATACGCCACTACGAACAAAATCTCGGCTTCTACAAGGTGCATCTTGACGCGGCACCGAGTGATGAAACGACCGCCAAGACGTTGCTCAAGGCGTTGCGTTCGACCGCCGGGCGTATGCAGTTCCCAAGCACCCAGTACAATGCGTTGAACGTGACCGATATTCCGGCGTACGCGAACCCTCAGCAAATGGTGTTGTTGATTGAGCCGGAATATCTTGCGTCGCTTGACGTTGACGCTTTGTCCGCCGTGTTCCAGTTGGACAAAGCTGAAGTGCCGTATCGTATCGTGCAGGTTCCGAGTCTCGGCATCCCCGGCGCGGTTGCGTTGCTTGTTTCGACTGACTGGTATCAGGTACGTGACACCATGTATGGCACTACCCAGTTCTATAACCCGCAGACACTTGGCAACACTCTGTATCTTAACCATTGGGGAATCTACGGTGTGTCGCCTTTCACCCCGTGCGCGTTGTTCACGACCGACGCGGGTACCAGCATCACGGTCGTGACGCAGACCGTGACCGGCTTCACGTTGACCCCGACCACGGGTAACGTGTCGGCGGGCGACGTGGGACAGCTCACGCCGAAGCTCACCGCCACCGTCGAACCCACCGGCACCGCTATTGAGGTCGCGCCGAACTCCGCAATCTACGAGGTGTCCGCCGAGCACGCCAAGCAGGCCGGGGCGTTTGCGCTTGACGTCAACACGTTCGTTGATGACCAAGCCCGCTTGCATGTCCAGCGCGGCGGCCTCACGGCGGGCGACGTTATCACCGTGACCGGCACCGCGACTTACGTCAACCCGAACGGGGAGACCACTGAGCATAAGGCCGAGTGCACTTTCACCGTCAAGTAGTCTTCATGTTAAAATGGGTGGTGTTTCACGTGAAACACCACCCATTTTCGTATATAAAGAAAGATATGATATGGACTTTCCACATCTGCAAAATGCTACGACGTTTCCCGATACTGATACGCGCGTGTATGAACAGTACCGTAATGTTTTCGATTACAATGTTTGGACGCCAAACACAGTAATAAAGTTGTGCCGTGTTAATTGGTACAACGATTATCACGACGTTGTGAAATTCCAAGATGATACCGCAAGAGATGCATGGTTCGATACGCTTGACGGTTTCGCCGTCCAGCTCATCACTAACATGTATATCGCGCGCGCCGATACGGACGGCATAAAATTGCCCGTACCGTATATGACGGCGCAACGGTATAATTACGTTGTCGTTGATTTTTCGCATGATATTGTCAATACGCCGTATCAGAAAACCGACGTGCAGACACGCTATCACTTTTTCGTCACCTCGGTACGTGCAGAAGCGCCGAACACGACAACATGCACGCTTGTGCGTGATGTATGGACGGACTATATCAACAGCACCACAATTAATGGTCTGCTGTTGTCACGAGGTCACGCGCCGTTGACGGAAACGACACCGCAAAAACTGTTGGAGAACCCACGGGGCAATTGCCGTGATTTTACGTTGCCCGACGTTGATTATGGCAACGCGGCGACGAACATTAGAAAAAGTACGCCGATTAACTTGCAAAACGGGGCAAGATACATATGTTTGGCCGCAACTTTTTCCCCGCAACAATTGCAATCAATGAGCAATGTGCGCGGTACAGCCGTTACGGATACCAGCCCGTCATATACCAACTCTGACGAAACGGTTAACGGTTTTGTATGGGGTGCCGGAAACATAAACACATCAAACGTAACCGGCGCGGGTACGTCATATAATTCCATTGATAACCTCACCGCAAGCAACGTGTACATGTACGCTCTGGAATCATCCAAAGTATCGGGTGATTATTTTGATACGATGTTTGCGTATTATCCTCATATCATGTCACAAATCGTATCTGTTTTCGTTACCGCGACAAACATGATGCACTTCGGAACCAGCACTACGGTTAACGATGAGGCATGGCATACGGTCAGCGGTGCGCGCGCAAAACTAGCGGACATTAATTTAACAATAAACGACTTCGGCTATTCACCTGAGTACGCCAAAATAACACGACTGTACCTTGCGCCCTACGCGCACTTGGAAATATCCGACAATATCGGAAATAAAACTCGGGTGGAAATAGCTGATTGCGGCCATCTCTCGGCGCAAGCCGTCACGTCATTAAGTTACCCGATATTACGACAACTCGCATGGCTTGACGGTGTCGGGGGTGACGGCGGCACGTCCATAACCATCAACGCCATCAACGGTGCTAGCATTACCGCCGACGTGCCGAACGCGGACGTGCTCAAAACGCTCATATCCCATGATATCCCGACGTATGCGTTGCAACGCCGCGCAATTGACGCGCAACGCGCCGACACTTACAATGTCGCCGTAAGTCAGGCACGGCAAAACGCCATGATGACGTATGAAAACGGCGCGCGCTCGGCTAATGTCAGTCAGGCAAACACGTATCGTAGCAGTGCGGCGGCGGTGTCGAACACCGCACGCGCGAATCAACGTGACATAGCGATAAAAGACGAGTCCAATAGTGTGCGGTCGGACAATCTCACATACTCTAACGCACGCCAAAACGCTGACTTGAAGACTAGCACGGTCAAAATCAATCGTGATGTAAGTGATGATAATACACTACAGAATAAAGCTTTTGTGGAGGGCACCCAAACTCAGGCGATAACAAACGTGGCAAGTGCGATAGGCACAATGGCGGGGGCGGCGCTGGTAATCGGCACCGGAGGCGCGGCATCACCGATAGTGGCCGGTGCAATGGCAATCGGCGGCGCGGCGCTTCAGGGGTACAACACCGGTATTGCAATCACTAACAGTCAGGAACTCAACGCGACATCTAATTATGTTGCTAATGATAAAGCGAAAACCGCAATACAGGCCAACACCGAGCAAACACAACATGCCATAACACAGGCCACCGCCGTGACCAATCGTGCGAACACGCAAGCCGACCACGTTACCGAGTACAGCACAAGCGCGGCTACCGACATGACCGCCACAAGCACGGGCGCGGCCAACACTAACGCGGGCGCGTCACGTGGTCTGACGGTTGACAACGCCAAACGAATCATGACGAACACGCGCGACAACACGAATGCGTCATGGCGTGACATGCTCAACCATCCAGCGCAACCAGTCGGCGCGTATGGCGGCGACAATTTCAGACAGGCCACGGGGCTTGACACCATGACCGTGAAAGTAGTCACAGAAGATAACGGCGCGATAGCGGCGGCGGGAGATTACATGCTACGCTACGGGATAGCAAGCAACAAACTCTACAACAAACCGACGCTGACAACGTGCAAGCATTACACGTATTGGCAGACCGCCGACATATGGACGATATGCCCATTGGCGCAAAACGAGCAATTGCAGACAATCAGGGATATTTTCAATGCCGGTGTTACAATATGGACTAACCCCGAGGAAGTCGGCGGCGACTTCGTACACGACAATCTATAAGGTGGGAATATGGGACGCAAACGTACACATAAAAGGCCGTTGACCCGCGCGGAACTGGGAGAGCGTGGCGCACCGGTATGGCAACAGTCCGAGGCGCTCAATTCGCAAGCGTATTTAATGGCATATTCGCAAATGTTGAATATCGCGTTATCACGGTTCAAATGGTTGAATCTGCCGAAAACCTGCGACGCATGGTTTCTCGAATACAATCTATTGTATTTCGGTTACGCCACAATCGCGTTCCCGCATAGCAAGCCCGGAGTGTTCTTCAGCACGCAAGCGGTGACATCATCGAATTTCAACGTGTATTACAAACCGAAGAAATGGGATAGCTACGGCATTAACGGTTGGCGTTTCCCGGTCAACAACTCAAACGGTGTTTTCATCTACGCCAACCGTGCCCGCACGCCGCTCATTCCGACCATCGAATTTTTCGCGCATGAAATAGAAGATTTGTACATGACACGACGACAAAATCGCTTCAACCAAAAAACACCGTTCATCCTTGAGGTTCCAGCCGGACAACAAACGGCGGGCATCAACGTCATCAAGCAAATCAGCGGCGGTGAAATGGCAATCATGGCGACACCCGGTTTCACCGATTCCATGAAAGCCAACGTACTGAAAACCAACGTCGAATACATCGGCATGGAACTACAAAACGACATACAAAACACGTGGAACGCATTCTACCAAGCGCTAGGCATCAAAAACCTCCCCTTGAAAATGGAACGGCAGACCGCCGACGAAATACAGGACTACGGCGAACCCAGCGACCTACGCGCGCTCAGCGAACTGGAGGAACGACGCGCCGCCTGCGATATGCTCAACACAAGATTTCAAAAATACCTCAAGGAACCGATACAAGTCGTATGGAACGAAGACAACATCTCACGCAATTATGATTATTTGAACAATCTTGAAAGATTGGCCGGTGATGATAATGCAGAATGACATAGACAGCTACCAGCCGTGCGAATCACGCGACGAATTTCATGGCGTGATGACGTACACGTTCGGAGAACTACTTGACGTGCCGGGCGGCGTTGACTGGGATAATGCCGCATGGTCATGGCGGGACGTTGCCTATGATGACACGCAATACACGCGCTGTTGCAAGAAAGTCGAAAACCGTTTCTACGACCGGGAATTAGGCGTTATGCCGCCGTCAAGATGGCGACGGCACTTCCTACGGCTCATACAAGAAATCATGCCGACATTACGCCCACTATACGCGCTTACAGATAAAAACCCTGACATAATTCTCAGTGATAACGACACATGGCACAAAATGCGAACCGTTTTCAGCGATTTCCCGGCGACTCAACTGGCCGAAAATCAGGACTACGCAAGCAACGCAACAGATAATCAATACGAGACAATCACTAACGGTAATTTCATGGACAAAATCGAACGTATCCGAAACGGTAAATATGTCGATATTGACATATTGTTACTCGACCACCTAGAATCATGTTTTAGTCCGTTATGGACTATCACCATAAACAATTACTAGCGAGGTGAATTCATGGACACCAATACATTAGCCCTCATCGAAAACGATTATTCCAAACTTACCGAAAACATCAACAAACTAGGTGATTATCTATTGAAACAAATGAACAAAAAGAAAACGCTGACAGATAATCACTATAAATTGTTGATAAAACAATACGCCATCATGCTACAATACGCCGACGTTTTGACGCAACGAATCAACCTCGCAAGGAAGGAAAAATAATGTTTCCATATCTACCATTTTTCTCGGTATGGCCGTACACGCCCGCCATACCCGCGTTCTACTGGAACGCCAAAAGTCAAGAGGAAATAATAAAACACATTGCGTGTGAAATCGACCACATAACGGCATATCTTGACGAAATCGTAACCGACATAAACAAAACATTGAACGACTACGATACAAGAATAAAAAACATTGAAGCACACCTAAACGATTATGCAATCGCCATCGCGCAAATACAGGAACAAATCGCCCACATAGGAGACACACAACTAGTATGGAACGTCACAAAAGGCGAGTACACTGACAGTAAAACAGCACTACGCGACTTGTACCGCGAACTAGCAGTGTACGGCGCGCGAGTCACACAAGTAGCCGATATCAACACCGGCAAACTAGCCAAGCACCGAACCGACGAAACACCCGCAATCGGCAATCTCACCATATTCGATGACACCACACCACGTGTCACTAACCCAACCACCGGCGATAAATACCCGCCGCTTTCATAAAAAAGGAGTATCATGGCTAACACCACAAATTATGCACTGGAAAAATACGAGGCGGGAAACTCCGCAAATCTACTTGACCAGTACAATTCATCGATGGATAAAATCGATGCAGCCATAAAAGGCGTCAGCGATAAAGCGGACTTAGCGTTAAACAATAAAGTACTACCGGACGGCCTAGCCGCATTCATACAAGCACTAGGCCTAACCGCGTCTAACGCAAAAACACTTGGCACCACTCTCAACCACATATTAAACCGCACCGGCACGGAAACGTTCACCGTTACCGACCTCAGCACCCTCAAAAAAACCGCAGAGGGCTATCCAATTCCGCCATCCAAGTAAAGGCATACCATCATGGCAACAGAAACCCCGTTCTATCATCTGCCGCTATACGAAACAGGAGACCTAGCCGACCTACGCGACGGATACAACGCCGCAATGCGTACCCTAGACAACGTAATACATCAACTAAAGGTACAGGAAGAAATAAATCACCCGACAAATCTCAGGAAGGACAACTAACATGACCGCTTATACAACTAACTTCAATCTCGAAAAATATCAAACCGGTGACGCGGCAAACCTCAATGACCAATACAATGCGTCAATGGACATTATCGACACTAATCTCTATAAAATCAACACTAACGCAAACACTGCGGGCGGTAAAGCCACGCAAGCGCTCGAAACAGCACAAAACAACACCAAAAATCTCACAGCATTAGGCGTAACCGATACCACAACCGCGACACAACTCAAAAACAAAATAGACACAACCGCAACAAACCTTGCTACCACAACCGAAACGGCGAACAACGCGGCTAACAACCTAAACGCATTAGGCGCAAACACCGTAGAAAACGCAACCAATCTAAAAAACCGTATAAACGACACCTATACAAAAAATGAAAGCGACAATCGTTATCTACAAATACCAAACACACAAGATACGCTAATCGCAATAGGTGATAGCTATTTCGAGGGCCTCAGCACCAACACCCCCGCAACTGACAGCATGATAGTAGTCGCTAGCCGACTGCTCGGCCTGACATGCCACAACTTCGCAGTCGGGGGCACCGGTTTTCACAACGGCGACACCACAGGAGACAACACATTCAGCAAACAACTGGACAAAGCCGCCGCACGAATAACCAACAAAACCACCGTAAAATACGTGGTAATCGGCGGCGGACGCAACGACCCCGACAGCCTCACCTACAACGAAGTCGCCAACACTCTCACAAAAGCAAAACAACTATTCCCCGACAGCGAAATTTGCTTCATCCCCATGTTATGGGACAGCACATACCCCACCGGCAAAAGCCACAACTACAGTACCATGCTAAACGCCGGAAAATATACCAACACATGGACTGCACAAGACGCGCCCTCATGGGGCCTATACCGCGACAACGAAATGACCGATATTCACCCAAACACCAACGGCGCAGCACGATACGGCCACTATATCGCCAACATCCTAAAACACCACCTCACAGCACAACCCCGCGTAGAACGCTGGGAAAACATCAACAAAGACCCCGGCATGACCGACACCAACGTATCCGAGTGCAACGTGTACATCAACGGCACCACCGTAACGATTAACATACGAGCACACCTGCTCAAGTGGTCAACCGACGCAATCTATCAAATCAACGGCGCAAGCACTGTCGGAATATGGAAAATACTGCTAGCATGGTTCGATGACGCAACCCCAGTACGAGTCAAATTCGATGGCCACAGACTCAGCATCGTAGACATATTCCCCGGTAGCGCGGGAGGCGCCCCCAACAAAATACTAAACACCTATTTCACGTTCAATATCATGGACTTCTAAAAATAAACCCGCTAACCATAAAAGTTAGCGGGTTATTTATATGTCAGTCACCACACAAAATCATATATTGTAACAACATAACAACCAACACCTCCAATATAGCACATACAAAACACGACACGCCG